CGTTGAGAAGGCGTTTGCCGCTCAGGGGCTTCTCACACATTTCAGCACATCTAGTGCGATGCGCGCACTTTTGGCAGTATAGCAGTAGACTCCTTTATAACACGCCGTCAATAGGAAATCAAGCCCTCTCCTCCCGAAGGGTCCCGCGCAAAGCGCCCAACCAATATGTCGGTACTTATGCACATTTGCCGACACATTGACATCCATATGTCGCTATGGTATATATGTCCTCTGCCGGGCGACTGTCTTTCTATAGGGTCTTGGGGCGTCTCGCCCACCGGCACCTTCCTTGACAACACCTGTGGCCTCGCATATAACGCCTTTCCCACCAACAGAGGAGAGGGTCGTGGAACTACAGAGCGCAGATCGCTTTGATCTGGAACAGGCCATCATGCAGTGCTGGGGCGTCGTTGACGACCTCAAGTCCTTCGTAGCGCAGGACGCTGCTGCCGAGGACTATACCGCCTTGTCCCGCGTTTACCAGAAGCACTTCGAGTACCTGATGGCCATCTTCGAGAAGATGCTGGAGGAGCGCAAGCTGTGACGGAGGACACCATGGAACTGACCCACCAAGACTTGGTCGAAGCACTGGACCGCATAATCCAGCAGCTAGAGGTCTTTGACGATTCGGCTATCGTGAAGTCCTTGAACTTGGGCATGTTCGATCCCGAGGAGCTAGCCAAAGTGCTGCTTACATACAAAAGCAAGATTATCGTGGACGCCCACCGCAAAGGAATCCTCGAATGGAAGTAACCTACCTGGGCCACTACGGCACCGACTTAACCGTCGTGAACGCCGCCCGTGTGTCCTTCGGCAAGCGCACCCAGGAGTTCCGGCCCGGCAAGGACGACCGCCTGCTGGCCTTCCTAGCGCGCCACAAGCATGAGTTGCCCTTTGCCCACCCCCACGTCAGCTTCCACTTCAAGGCACCCCTCTTTGTGGCCCGCCAACTTGCTAAGCATCAGGTGGGCTTCGTATGGTCCGAGATCAGCCGCCGCTATGTCACAGGTGACCCCGAGCTGTATTGGCCCCACAAGTGGCGTAAAGCGGCACCAGACGTCAAGCAGGGCAGCAGCGATGAGGAGTTCCCTGATCCCTTCGGCTCAGCTATGCGCTCGCTCACAACAGCCCGTGCCTTAGTATGGGACTACAAGCGCCTTTTGCTAGATGGCATGTGCCCTGAACAGGCTCGCATGATATTGCCACAAAATATGTACACGGAATGGCACTGGACGGGTTCCCTTCTAGGTTGGAGTCGTGTATGGAACCTGCGTGTCAAACCTGATGCCCAGGAGGAAACCCGTGAAATAGTGCAACTAATTGGCCCTATCATTCGGCCTCTATTCCCGTTCTCATGGGCAGCATTGACGTCCCCAGAACTGGAAAAATAAACCAACCTCTGGTATACTACCACACATTCCCCAAACAGGAGCAATCATGCGTAATTCACCTGAAGTGCGTACACCATCCGTGCGTGCATCCACTATCATTCGCCGTACCTATTCCCGTCCCCTCGACAACGGCACCTTCGAAAGCTGGGACGATATCGTGGGCCGCGTCATCAGTCATCAGCGTTGGCTCTGGCAGCGTGCCCTAGGCGATAAACCCCCGAACAAGACCCAGGAGTCCGAACTCGAAGAACTGCGCGAAGTGCTGTTGACCCGTGCTGGTTCCGTCTCTGGCCGTACTCTGTGGCTGGGTGGTACCGATGTTGCCAAGCGCCGCGAAGCCTCTATGTTCAACTGTGCCTTCACCAAGATCGAGACAGTCCATGATGTCGTTGATGCCTTCTGGCTCCTCCTACAAGGGTGTGGCGTGGGGTTCGAACCCGTTGTCGGTACCCTCAATGGCTTTACTGCGCCGATGGAAATCGAGGTGGTCCGGTCTGAGCGTCATCTACTGGAACAGAAGAAAGGACGCGAAACCAATGTCGAAACTCATACCCAAGAGAATGGGAAGGAAGTCTGGACAATTACTGTGGGTGATAGCGCAGAGGCGTGGGCCAAGTCGGTGGGTAAGATGCTCGCTGGTAAGCGGAAGGCTGACATTCTACGACTTGACTTCTCGCAAATTCGTCCCAGCGGCCAGCGTCTTAAAGGCTATGGGTGGATTTCGTCGGGTGATGAGACTTTTGCACCGGCAATGCAGCGTATCGCAGAAATACTCAACGCTCGGGCTGGTCATCTCCTTTCCCGAATCGACATCCTCGACGTACTCAACCACCTCGGGACAACCCTCTCCTCACGCCGCTCGGCTGAAATTGCGCTCGTTCCTCATGGCGATGCCGAATGGGTAGATTTCGCTAAAGCCAAGAAGGACTTCTGGGTCCACAATAACTTCCACCGTCAGCAGTCCAACAACTCTGTAATGTTCAAGTCGCGTCCCTCCCGTGATGACATTGCCAACTTGTTCAACATGATGCAAGACGCTGGCGGCTCAGAACCCGGCTTTATCAACATGGTCGAAGGCAAGCGTCGTGCTCCTTGGATCAGCGGCGTCAACCCCTGTGCTGAAATCCTGTTGCCCAACAAAGGCTTCTGCAACCTCGTCGAAATCAATCTGAGCCACTTCCAGGGTTGGAACGCTAGTAAGCTGTGGCGTACTGCTGAGTTGCTGGCCCGTGCCAACTATCGCCAAACCTGCGTCAACTTGGTCGACGGGGTCCTTCAGCGTGCATGGCATGAGAACAATGAGTTCCTCCGGCTGTGTGGTGTGGGCGTTACTGGCGTCGCAGAATGGGAACCAGCGGGTGATCCGGCAGTGTGGCGTATGCTCCGTGACAAAGTCAAGCGGTCTGCCTATCAAATGGCCGACGAACTGGGCTTGCCGCGTCCCAAAGCAGTCACCACAGTCAAGCCATCGGGCACCCTCTCGAAGATTATGGACACTACTGAGGGCGTTCACAAGCCGCTGGGTCGTTACATCTTCAACAATGTGCGTTTCAGCAAGCATGACCCCTTCGTAAATGAGCTGATTGCCGCCAACTACCGCGTCTTTGAAGACCCGTCTAGCCCGGATGCAGTCCTCGTTACCTTCCCAGTGGCCTATGAGCGGGTCAAAATGGACGAAGTTGACGGTAAGTTCGTGAACTTGGAGCCTGCTGTGGTGCAATTGGCCCGCTACAAGACCCTCATGGACAACTATGTGGACCACAATTGCTCCGTTACCATCAGCTACAGCCCCGAAGAAGCCCCGGAAATCGTGGATTGGCTCCATGAGAACTGGGATTCCTACGTCGGCGTGAGCTTCTTGTACCGTACTGACCCCACCAAGACGGCCAAAGACCTCGGTTACCTCTATTTGCCACAGGAAGTGGTCTCTGGTGAGGACTTTGACGCCTATGTAGCCACCCTAAAGCCTCTTAACGGCCAGGAAATGGGTACTCAAGAGCTTGTAAGGGAAGCCGATGACTTCGAAATCGACACTGGCACGGAATGTGCTACAGGCGCCTGTCCAATCAGGTAATGTAAGGAGTCCATGCCGTGGAATATGCCATATTATTGGGGGTGCCTATGACCGTCGCTGTGGTGGTTGCCTCCGTACTCTTGAGGAAGTTGAAAACTGGAGCAGATATACTACTGAGGAGAAGCAACGTATCCTCCGGTTACTACCACTAAGAGCTTGAATTATAGAAGTCAGTAGGTTATTATGCCTCTGGCTTCTATTTTTTGGAGTTGGCCATGCAATTTACGGTTGTATACTCAGATGGCGTCTGGTCATTCAAGGTATCTTCACTGGAACATGAACCAGACTACCTAGAGGAGTTCGAGATTACCAAACTCGAAGAGGCTCAAAACATTGCTGATGAGTTGGTGGCCGAAATCATGGAAATGACCGACGACATATTTGATGATGTTGAGCGGATGGACTTTCTGACCAACAATCAGAAGCAGCAATAGGTCCCGGTGTCCCCTCAACTCGCTAAAGAGGAAGCCATCGAGGAGTTTACGGAAATGGTCAACCTTGATCGCAAGGTGGCTGCCGTAATCTCCAAGGTGCTTGCCCGTTCCCCCTCTGCCATCCTAATAGCCTGGGAAGAAGAGGGCGCTGTCAAGGCCACTACCATACCGTTCTCCACCTGCTTGGTCAAGGGAATGGTCGACACACTATTCGATATGGTGTTTGGAGATGACAATGACACTGAAGAGTCTGATGACCCATCTTGAGCTTCGCTTGCTAGACTGGAATAAATTACTTAATTATGTTATACTTGTCCGCTAACAAGACTGGACAGGTGGTATGGCAACATCTCAAAAGATTTCGGAACTTACGACAGCGGGTCCCCTTACCGGCGCTGAACTAGTTCCCATTGTCCAGAATAGCGGTACCCTCCAAACCACTGTTTCCACCATTGCGGCCTTTGCCACTGTCTCTATTCTGCCTGTCGTCTCGGCCCTTGGTACCCAGATCGCCCAGGTCTCAGCCATCGCCTCTGCCAATTCTATTGCCATTACTTCCGTACAAGCTGATGTCTCTGCCCTTCAAATTCAAGTGGCTTCCGTCTCTGCCGTCACTTCTGTCAACTCCGCAGCCATCACCTCCATCAACAATGCCGTCTCTGCCATCGAAGTCCGCGTCTCCAGTGTCTCTGCTGCCGTAGTCTCTGCTAATGCTGACATCTCTATTAACACGGCAGCCATCACTTCGATCAATAATCAAGTCTCTGCCCTTGAAGTTCGGGTCTCTACCCTGGAAATAGCCGTTTCCAATATTGGCAACGTGTCAGCCATTGCGGCCCTCGTTACGGCAGTAGCCAGCCTTGAGTCCACCGTCTCGGCCCTTGTCATTAGGGTTGACTCAGTTTCGGCGCTTACATCCGTCAATAGTGCTGCAATTACCTCCATCAACGCAGTCGTCTCGACCAAGGTCAATCGCGTCGGCGACTACATGGACAGCGTCCAGTACATCGAGTTCGACACTTCTACCAGCTTTGCTGTTTCGGTTGGGCGTCTGACCTGGGATATCACGCACGGTACCCTTGATCTGGGTCTCGTAGGCGGCAATGCCAACCTGCTTCTGGGTCAGCGCGAAGTCGTCTACTGTTACAACAACTCGGGCGCCACGATCCTTAAGGGCAAAGTTGTACAAGTAACAGGTGCCTCTGGTCAGCGCCTCACCATCGACTTAGCCCAAGCGGACTCGGACCTCAATAGCCTCACGGTTCTTGGCGTTGCCCTAGAAAACGTATCGGTCAACTCTTCGGGCTTTGTGGCCACCGATGGCGTCGTCAATAACGTCGACACAAGCAATTTCACTGATGGTCAGATCGTCTTCCTGTCTCCGGTGTCGGCGGGTGAACTTACCGCTACTAAGCCTGTTGCTCCTCAGCACATGGTCCAAATCGGTTACGTCGTCAAGGGCGGCTCGGTCGGTGGCGGTTCCATCTACGCTAAGGTCCAGAACGGCTACGAACTGGGTGAACTGCACGACGTTAAGACTTCTGCTTCAGCCTCTATCGCTAATAACGAAGTCCTCGCCTATAACACAAGCGCGGGCGTCTGGACCAACTCCACTGTCCTTTTAGACGTCCAAGCCTCGGTCAGCGCCCTCAATGTCCAGATCGCTGCTGTCAGTGCTGATACCTCTGCCCTTTCCGCTCAGATTGCTGCCGTCTCGGCTTTGACTTCAGTTAATGCGGCTCAAATCGCTACCGTCTCAGCCCTTACTTCCGTAAACGCCGTAGCCATTACTGCCGTTGCAGCTTCGGTTTCGGTTCTCCAAATCCAAGTCGATGCAGTCTCAGCAGCCGTATCCGTCAATGCAGCAACCATTGCAGCCGTCTCCGCCGCCGTAAGCACCCTCCAAGTCCAAGTCAATACCGTATCGGCGGCAGTCTCAGCAGCCCTCGTGTCGGTAAGTCAGCGGGTCCTCAAGGCTGGCGATACGATGTCCGGCGAACTGAACATGGCTGACAATCTGGTCACGCGGCCCAAGTTCAAGGACTACGCGATCACTGCCGTCGTCAAGGGTAACGTGTCCGCTACCTCTACGCTCGATATGCTTGATGGCAACTACTTCATGGTTACGGCGGCGGGCAGCACTACCTTCGTGTTTGCTAATCCTCCGACATCAGCGGCGAATGGTGGGGCAGCAGGCGGCTTTATTCTGGAACTCGCCAACGGCGGTGCAGCTACAGTGACTTGGCCCTCCGCTACCAAATGGCCCAGCGGTACAGCACCCACCCTAACCTCTTCAGGCACGGACGTATTCGTCTTTATTACGGACGACGGTGGTACGGTTTGGCGTGGCGTGCAGTCCATGAAAGATAGCAAGTAGGGAATCCCATGGCAACCTATAAGATCAGCGGCCTTACGTCTGCTACAGCGGTATCGGCCACCGACCGCTTCGAAACCTCTAAGGTCTCGGCATCAGGCTTTGGCTCCCGTCAGGCGACTGCTTCTCAGGTCCGCACCTACATCCTCGACTCCATTTCGGGCTACACCCTCGCCAAGACCTCCCTCGCCAACGTCTCTGCTACCACAACCCTTGATCTCGCCAACTCCAACTTCTTCTCAGCCCAAGTCAGCGGCAGTGTCTCGTGGGTCTTTGCCAATCCTCCTAGCAGCACCGTTGCAGCAGGCTTCATCTTGGAGCTTACGAACGGGGGCGGCTATACCAATACGTGGCCTTCCACAGTCAAGTGGCCTAACGGTACTGTCCCGACCATCACAACCAGCGGCACCGATGTCTTCACGTTCATCACCGATGATGGTGGCGTCATTTGGCGTGGTGTCCAATCCATGCAGGACTCCAAATAATGTTGCTCGCTGAATCCCTCCTCGGTTCCTCCTCCGTCGCCGCCAACTACATCGAAGATGTGTTCTCGACGTATCTTTATACGGGGAATGACTCTACTCAAAATATTGTTAATGGGATTGATTTGAGCGGTAAGGGTGGTTTGGTTTGGGGCAAGAGCCGGAACGATTCCGATGACCATAATTTTTATGATACTGCAAGAGGTGTCCAGTATTCACTAAGCAGTAATTTAACTGAAGAACAAGTTTCTAGATCAAATTCTCTTACTGCCTTCAACAATAATGGATATACACTTGGGTCAAACACATCCGATAATTACAGCGCACGCACATACACCTCATGGACCTTCCGCAAGCAGGCTAAGTTTTTTGATGTGGTGACGTATACGGGGAATGGCACCAACCGGACCATCGCGCATAATTTGGGTTCAGTGCCGGGTTGTATTATTGTGAAAGATACATCCAATACTCGTGCATGGGCTGTTTATCATGTGAGTTTAGGAAATACTAAGTATTTAATATTAAATGGCACAGATGCAGAAGGAACTTCAGCTTCGTTATGGAATAGCACAACACCAACTTCGACAGATTTTTCTTTAGGCATTAGTTCCCTTGTCAATGCCTCTGGCGCAACCTACGTCGCCTATCTCTTTGCCCATGATGCAGGCGGCTTTGGTCTTACCGGCACGGACAATGTGATTTCGTGTGGATCTTGGACTGACAGCGGAAGCGGTACTCAGACAATCACACTTGGGTATGAGCCGCAGTTTTTAATTTATAAGCGTACCGATGCTTCGTCCAACTGGGTAATGCTAGACACTATGCGTGGCTGGCCTGTGGTGAACGCTGCGGGTTCGACTGCAAATTTGTATCCTAATCTCAGCAACGCTGAGAGTGGCGGCAATTACGCAGGAAATGGCCCGACTGCAACAGGCTTCACTATGCCTACTTTGGGCGGCGGAACCTACATCTACATCGCCATCCGCCGTGGCCCGATGAAGACGCCGACTACGGGGACGAGTGTGTTTGCGCCGACATATGGTGATAACAACGGAGTTGCGCCGGCATTTATTACTAATTTCCCCGTTGATTTAGGTATTGTGGGGAAAGGAACATCTGGAACAACTTTGAATAGATGGGCGCCAAGATTGACGGAAACTCTTTATCTTTCTTCCCCAACTACCGATGCGGAAGTAACTGGATCATCATTTAAATTTGATTTTCAAAATGGGTGGCTCAACGCAACAACCGATTTTACGCAAGCATTTTCGTGGAATTTCCGCCGCGCCCCCGGCTTCTTTGATGTGGTGTGCTATACGGGGACGGGTGCCAATCGCACGGTAAGCCATAATTTAGGTGTAGTGCCTGAGTTGATGATCAACAAAAAACGTAGCGGCGCCGAAAATTGGTTTGTTTATTCCAGCGCAACAGGCAATACAAAATTCCTTCAGTTGCAGGCAACGGACAACGCTCAAACAGATTCAACATATTGGAATAATACGTCACCAACAAGTTCTGTGTTCACAGTTGGAACTGGGTCCACTAATGACAATGCGGCTACTTATGTAACCTACCTCTTCGCCACAGTCGCAGGCGTATCCAAGGTAGGCTCCTACACTGGCACCGGCACCACCAAGCAGATCGACTGCGGCTTTACTGGCGGCGCGAGGTTTGTCCTAATCAAGCGCACCGACAGCACCGGCGATTGGTATGTCTGGGACAGCGCGCGTGGGATTGTGGCGGGTAATGACCCGTACCTTCTCCTAAATAGCACCGCCGCCGAAGTCACCAGCACCGACTACGTTGACACTTACAGCGCGGGCTTTGAAATCAGCAGCACAGCGCCAGCGGCTATCAATGCCAATGGTGGGTCGTATATCTTCTTGGCAATTGCGTGAGGACACCATGGAAATCAGAATCCAATCTACTGGGGCCGTCGTTTACGAACAAGAGTTCCGTAACATGTTCCCCAACACCAGCCTTCCCAACCCGCTGACCGAATCCGCTATCAACGGTCTCGGCGGCGACATCGTCTTCGAAGGCCCTCAAGCTACGGGCGGTGACCGCTACCAGTACTCTATGCGTTCCGGCGTCGAGCAGCTAGGCGGCAAATGGTACACCAAGTACGTTCTAGGCCCCGTCTTCACTGACACGCCCGAAGCTACAGCCGCCGAACAAGAAGCCGCCTACAAAGCTTCCAAAGACGCCGACCAAGCTGCTGCTGCCCGCACCGAACGCAACTCCCGCTTGGCCGCATGTGACTGGACCCAAGTAGCCGATTCCCCCATCGACAAAGCTGCCTGGGCTACCTACCGCCAAGAGCTTCGGGACATCACCTCTCAGCCGGGCTTTCCCTGGGAAATTACTTGGCCCACCAGTCCCTAGTGAGATTGGGTGAGAATCTTGACACAACTCTCACCATGGAGTAGATTGCCCTCCTAACCTAGGAGCAACCCCATGAGTGACAGTAAAGTCAACCGCGTCGAAATCATTAACGAAGCGAAGCGGCGCCTAACCCCTTGGACCACAGAAGACGGTCGTCTTTTCCTCGATTACACTGAAAAGAACCAGCGCCGTACCCTCACCATCTCATCAGGCGGGGGCTGTGACTTCAGGGGCTGGTTCGCTTCCTTCTGCGTAGACTCCTTCAATATAGTGCCCAACGGCGACCTCATCAATTCCGCCCAAACCTACTTTGCCCACTGGGTCCGTGCCGAAGGCTCTAAGCTCAAGGACTTCATCCGTGTCGGCGGCAAGATCGGTGAACTCTATATCGACATTGGCAATGACGCAAACGACGCTTGGCGTATCTCCTCCAGTGGCATCGAACGGGTTCCAGGCGGTCCTACCCACATCCGTATGTTGCGTGGTGCTGGTATGCTTCCCCTCGTCGAACCGGACTTGACCACTCCCCCATCCGAGTTCCCCACCCTCTTAAAGCAGTTCGTTGCCGCTGATGATGACACCCTCATGCTGCTAACCGCTTGGGTTCTAGGCTGCTTGCGCCCCGAAGGTCCTTACCCAGTCCTCACCATCTCAGGCGAACAAGGCTCCGGTAAGTCCACTGTCCTCCGTCTCCTGCGCCGCATCATGGACCCCCATGCCCTCGACATGCGTACACCACCCGAAGACCAACGTGACCTCCAAGCCATGGTTCGCAACTCCTTCGTCCTGGCCTACGACAATGTCTCCTTCATTTCAAACAAGATGTCAGATGCTCTCTGCGTCATCAGCACAGGTACTGGTGCCCAAGGTGGTCGCGCTCTCTACACCAACGCCGAAGAGTCCGCAGTCCGCGTTTGCCGCCCAGTAGCCATGAACGGTATCCCCGATGTCGTTGAACGTGGTGACTTGGTCGACCGCTCCATCCATGTGCACCTCCCTCGCATTGATCCCCGTCTTCGCCGCGATGACACCGAGTTCTGGGAAGCCTTTCACAAGGTTCATCCCCGCATGCTAGGTTCCCTTATGAATGCAGCATTGAATGCTACGCAAAACTATGGTAAAGTAATTCTTGCTGAAAAGCCCCGTATGTCTGCCTTTGCCGTATGGGCCGTTGCCGCTGAGAAAGCGTTTGGTTGGGAAGAAGGTCGCCTCATGACTGTGTACAAGCACAATCGGGCAGCCGCTGAAAACCAGATGCTAGAGTTCCACGGTATGGCCTCGGCAATCCTGCGTATGATGGAAAAGCAAAAGGAGTTCTCAGGTACCTACTCGGACTTGATTGGTCAACTGGAAATGAATATTGGTCCTCGCGAACGTCTACCCCAAACGTCTCACAGTGTCGCTGCCGAGTTGAAGCGTATTCGTCCTGCTCTCGAACGGCGTGGCTTGCGCTTCTACAATGCTGGTCGTGTCACTGCTATTGGCCAGAAGGGTCGCTCGCGCATCTCCATCATTCGTGTGGCAGAAGAGGAAGAGGAGGATATAGCCGCGTGAGTGATGACGAATACGTCCCCAAGATAACCAAGAAGAAGCCGCCCCAGTACCTCATCGATAACGCTAAGAGGCAACAGGCCAAGCGTCCCAATGCTCCCGCGCAGAAAGATCGTGTCAGGAAGTACCGTATCCAACTGCGCGAGATGAATATCCATAAGCCTGCCCGTGGTATCCGCAAAGAGAACGTCGACGCCATTCGCAAACTCAAAGAACACTTGCGGGAAACGTGGCAGGCCAACTGGGATAAAATCTCTAAGATCAAGCGGCTACGTCCCAAGCAAGTCGAGTTCGCCCGCCAATACGCCCTAAACGGCAGAACCAATAAAAGCGCTGCCATGCGTCTTGCAGGATACGATTCAGCCAATCACGGCGTCCTCATAAGCATGGCAAACGAAAACCTGTCCATTCCCTACTTCAACGACCTAATCACCGCATTCGAGATCGAGGAGAAAGCCCGCATGAAAATCAACGTCGAAGACGTCGTCAAGTGGTTCAACGACATTGCTACCCAGGCCATGGCATCCGGCGACTTCACCAACGCTAACCGTGCCATGGAAAACCTTGCCAAGTACCTGGGCATGTTCGTCGAGAAGAAAGAAATCACGCACCGCACTATCCACTCCAAAGAAGAACTCGACACCCGCATCAGCGAACTAACTGCCATCCTGAAAGAAGCAGAGCCTGACATTGAGCGAAAACTCCGTATCCACTAAAGAAGAAAAAGTCCTCCAACTAAAAGCCGAACTGGCTGCTGCCCTCCATCAAAAAGCAATACTGGAGGCACAAGAGGACTTCTACGTTTTCGTCAAACTGCTGGCTCCCCTAATGCTCGACGGCAATGACTACCGGGATGGGCGCCACATCGAAGCTATAGCAGCCACTCTCCAAGAAGTTGACCGGGGCCTCGTCGACCGACTGATGCTCATGCTGCCACCCGGTTCTATGAAGTCCGTCCTCCTGATGCTCTTCACGGCTTGGTGCATGGGTCGTCATCCTACTTGGCGCTTCATGTGGATTTCACACACCACCGACAAAGCCGTCGAATGTTCTGGCCGAATCCGCGATTTAGTCCGCTCCACCGAGTACCAAGAAATCTTTCCGGGCGTCCAAATCCGCGATGATATGTCTGGCGTAACGGGCTGGAAGCTGGTGACCGGAGGCTCGTTCATGCCTGCTGGTGCTGGTAAATCCATCGCCGGTTACCGTTTCAACCTGGGCATCCTCGATGACCCCCTCTCCGAACAGACCGCCAAATCAGACACCGAGCGCGAGCGCGTCAACAACTGGTATGGCCCCGGCTTCCGTTCCCGTAAACTGCCTGACTCCCGCATCGTCCTAGTCAACACGCGCTGGCATGTCAACGACCTATCAGGCTACCTCCTCGACAAAGCTGCCCGCAACAATCGCGTCGATCAGTGGGAAGTCATCTCCATCCCAGCCATCCTCGACAAGCCAGCAGCTGACTACCTAATGCTGCCTGACGGCGGATCGTACTGGCCTGAATACATTACCATGGATGACCTCATTGCTACCCGCGAAGGTCTCAGTAGGTCTGACTGGGGTGCCCTCTATATGCAGACCCCGACCGGCGAAGACGGCAACATCTTCAACAAAGACGATTTCCAAGACTGGGATGAAGACGACCCACCCGAATGTGACGAGATTATCCAGACCCTGGACACCGCCTTCTCCACCAAATCCAAAGCAGACTTCTCAGTCATCCAGACCTGGGGCATCTTCCACCTCACCTTCACCGATGAAAAAGGCTTTGAATATCAAGAGCCTAACGCCATCCTCCTAAACCAAGTCCGTGGTCGATGGTCCTTCCCCCAGCTCCGAGCCGCTGCCAAAGAGCAATACAACATGTTCAAGCCCGACCGAATGATTATCGAAAATAAAGCATCTGGTCAATCTTTGATCCAAGACCTAAAGCTTAACAAGTTGCCAATATTGCCTTTTCAGCCGGATCGTGATAAAGTGGCTCGTGCTCATGCGGTTAGCGGCATTGTGGAACGTCAACGAGTTTGGCTGCCCCTCGGAAAGAAGTTTGCCGCAGAGCTTCTACAGGAGGCCCTAGAATTTCCCAAGGGTGCCCACGATGATGCCGTCGATGCCATGGTCATGGCCCTGCTCTATTTGCGGCGTCGTTACGAACTTACCCAAGAGAAGGTCAATCAACCTGAAACCTACTCTCGTCGTCGATCTTTCAAAAGCTATTGGAGCCAAGTGACCCATGTCCGATAATCTCGAAGCTACCCTTGATATGGAATTTGAATTTTCTGAGGAGAGCCTCGAAATCGATGTGCCCGAAGAAATCATCGAAGTGGACATGTCCTTTGGTGCCAACCTTGCCCTTACCATTGAAGACGCCATCCTTACTGACATAGGCTCCTCTCGTCAAGACGCCCTCCAATCCTTCAAGAACGCCCGCCAAGATTGGGAAGAGAAGATCAAGCAAGGCGTCAAGTGGCTGGGCCTCAATACAGAAGGCGAAGGGAACACAGACGTTGAAGGTGCCTGCACAGCGGTCCACCCCCTCCTGATCGAGAACGTCGTCAAGTTCCAAGCCAAAGCCATCCAAGAGTTGTGGCCTGCCAAGGGTCCCGTTCGCACCAAAGTTCGTGGCTATGTCGATGCCGCTCGTGAACAAGTTGCCCAGCGGGTCCGCACCTACATGAACTACCAACTCACTGAGCAGGTGCCCGGCTTCTACAACGATCTCGAACGCAATTTGTTCCGTGTCGGCTTCATGGGGTCGGGCATCCGCAAAGCGGGGTGGAACTCGATCACCAATAGTCCTGACCCGGCCATCGTCTATGCCGAAAACTTCTACGTCGATCCCTCGGTAGCCCATCTCAAAGACGCCGAAGAGTACATCGAGGTCATGGAACTGTCCCCGCGCAAGATGGACAACCTGATCGCATCCGGCACCTTCCGTGAAGCCTCTGAAAACGACGCTGAAGAAACTCTCGACACCAACGAAATAACCGAAGCCATCGCCACTGCTCAAGGTTTCGATCTCTCGTTGGAGCGCAAAGGTTACTCGGTCGGTGAATCCCACTGCTACCTGGACCTCAACGGCGCTGATCCTTTGCTCCCAGAAGGCGGCACTGCACCCTACATCGTTCACTTCAATACCAAGACTGGCAACGTCTATTCCATCCGTCGTAACTGGCGTGAAGGTGATCCTGTCCAGCAAAAGCGCCTCTGGTACACCATCGACCAATTCATTCCGGCGTTTGGCATCTACGGTCTAGGTTACGTCCACCTCATCGGCGACCTTGCGGCTTCTGCTTCTGCTGCCCTCCGTGCCCTCATCGATTCTGGTCAATACTCCAACTGGCAAGCAGGCTTCAAATCCCAAGATGCCAAGTTCTCCGACTCTGACACTCCTCTCGGTTTCGGTGAGTTCCGTGATGTCAATCTGTCACCCGAAGAACTCCAGAAAGCCTTCCTGTTCCTGCCCTCCAAAGAACCTTCTCAAACCCTGTTTACGCTTATGCGCTACGCAGTTGAGTCGGGTCAGAAGTTTGCAGACTCCACAGACGAGGTCGTATCACAGAGCACCAACTACGGTCCAGTCGCAACTACCCTAGCATTACTTGAAGCTTCCCAGCGTTTCTACTCCTCGATCCACAAGCGGCTCCATCAATCCCAAGGTGAGTTCCTTAAGCTGCTGGGCGAACTTAATTTCGAGAATCTGCCCGACGTCATCAACTTCGTGGTAGGCGCTGAGAACCAATTCGTTCAACGCACTGACTTCAATCCCCAGGTCGTAGACGTCGTTCCAGCCTCTGACCCCAATGCCCTCACCGAATCCCAACGGGTAGCCAAGGCTCAAATCGAACTTCAAACCGCTCAGCAGTTTCCTCAATTTCATGACATGCGAGAAGCTCTGCGGCGGTTCTATCTAGCCTTGGGCACCGACTCAATCGACAAACTCCTCATTGATCCAGAAGCCAAGGCCATCAGTGCCGATCCGCTATCCGAAGTCCAAGCGGCTATGAGTGGCAAACCCATCAAGGCTCAACTCGGCCAAAACCATGCTGCCCACATCGCTGTCAAGGAAGCTTTCCTCAAGGCCCCTCAAATGCAGGGCACCAACGACCCCACCATCGCAGTCGGTCAGCAGGCTCTCGTAGCCAACATCTCCGAACACAAGGTCTTGATGTTCATTGCCCAGGCCATGCAACTCGCCCAGCAGATGGGGATGCCCCTTAACGACGACAATGTCCAGGCCCAGATCGCAACCCAGTTGGTCCAAATTTCTGCCCAGTCTGGTCAAGGTGGTGGCGGTCCTTCCATCGAACAGCAGATGGTCCAGCTCAACGCAGCCGAACTCCAACTGGCCGAGAAGCGTATCCAATCTCAGGATGCTCGTGAAGCTGCAAGCCTAGCCATCAAGAACCGCGAACTCGACCTCAAAGAAACTGACATGCTCCTCAAGGCTGAAAACCAACAGAAGCAGGCCCAGATCGCAGCCACTGGAAAAATACTTGACAATTCGGCAAAGTTAGCGGATATTCAAGCTAAACGTCTAGCAGAAAGAGCTAACCAGCCTCCCGCATGAAGTTACTATCGGACTACGTATCAAAAGTACAAGAACGTATAGATCGTGAAAAAGATGCTTTGGCAAGGGGGTCAGCGACCTCCTTTGATGAATACGCTCGTAGATGCGGCGTTATAAGCGGCTTGGGTCTCGCCGTCGACATCCTAAGAGACCTATTCCAAACTACTCCAATTGAAGAAAGGGACTAATGCTTACCACCCGTGCGCCTCTTGATGGGGCCATTTCCAATGACCAGTGGATTTCACAGGACGATGTTCCTGATCCAACTCCACTGCCTAGGATTCCTGGCGTAGGGATTCTTGTCCGGCCTGTGCCTATTCGGCGCAAAACAGCGGGCGGCATCCTACTCCCAGATACATTCCGCGAAGACCGAGAATACCTTAACACAGTGGGTCGTGTCCTTGCTTTGGGCGAACTCGCATTCGTGGACGAAGACATATACCGGAAAGGTCCTTGGGTCAAGCCCGGCGACCACATTGTATATGCAAAACTCGCAGGCCAGAAAATCTTTTGGAAGGGCGTAAAGCTTCTCCTCATCAAAGCCTCAAGCATCGAACTCGTGGTTGACACACCCGAATACCTCGATTCCAATTTCAAGGAATAACCTATGTCCGAATCCGGTTACCAAGAACTAGACCTCGATAATCCCGGTAAAGCCGCAGCTTCCGAACAAGACTCCGACATTGAGATCGTCGAAGAGATTGAAGAGCAGCCAGCTCCAGAACCTGCTCCAGGGCCAAGGGCTTCCGAACCCGCCTCTGCAACTTCTTCTGAAGAAGATGATCCCGAAGAAGACGACTCCTCATCTGAAGTTTCCTCAGAGCGTAAAAAGCTAACTCGAAGCCAGCGCCTCAAGAACCAGCGAGATGCTTATGCCAAACAATTAGCTGAAACGCAAGCCCGTCTTCAAGATGCTGAGAACCGTGCCCGGCGCTATGAATCAGATGCCAACGAAGGTGCGGCCATCGGTTTTGACCTCTATATCAAGAACTTAGACACAGCTATGCAGGCGCTTCGGCGCGATTTCGATCTGGCTTTCGACTCGGGTGACCGTGAGAAAATCTTCGAAGTCCAGCAGAAGATGGCCATCATTACGGCTGAACGAGCACAAGTAGAACGGGACAAGCGGTCAGTAGCTCCACGGGTTCAACCCCAACAACAAGCCGCTCCCCAGCCGCAGCCTCAAGCCCAAGCTCCCCAGCCCCGTCGTCAACCCAGCCCAGCCGCTGTCGAATGGTACGAACGCAACAAAGATTGGTTTGGCAAAGACGCTGTTATGACTTCAGGTGCCAAGGCCGTTGACCAGCAAATGGTTGCAGATGGTTATTCACCTACCGACCCCGACTACTTTGAAGAACTGGACAAGCGGCTTCGTAAGGAGTTCCCCCATAAGCTGGGCAACAAGAGCGCAACCCCGGCCCGGCAACCAGCCAACAACCCCACCATTCAAAACCGTTCGGCCCCTGCCTCAGTCTCTGGCAAGCTGCGCGTCTCTATTACCCAGGCAGATCGTGAAGAAGCTCGCAAGCTAGGTATCAGCATTGAAGACTATGCCCGCGAGAAAGCCAAGGTAGAACGCGCTCAAAACACGCCCAGCCAATACACGGAGATTTTTTAATGAAAAACAAAATGTTCGCAACGCCAAATAATGCTGTCGACGAAGCACTTGAAAATTCTCTGGAAACAGAGTATAATCCTCCTAATGCGCTAGAAATCCCTCCCATGCCCGACGCAGACGCATTCGTCTATAGATGGATTCGCTTTCGGGTCGGAGACCAAGATGACTTTAACAGCATCTCCCAGCGCATGAGGGAAGGGTGGTCATTCGTCCCCATCGAGGAAGTTCCTGATGGTTATGTTTTCCCCGGCCTCGAAAGTAAGATTTCTGCTTTGGCAGGCGCGGCTATTAACGGCGATCTAGTCTTCGCCAAGCTGCCTCGACGGAAAGCGGAAGCCATCCAAAAGTGGGCCGAAGATAGGGCCATTCAAGCGGAACAGGCTTTCGATCTGAAGACAATCAGCTACGAAGACGGTTCAGGCCGTAAGCACAACCTTGCCAATGAAAGTACAAAACGCTTTTCCAGGGGGCGACGTCCCTCGTTTGGATAACCATTGAAGGAGGATAAAGGTGGCACAGTCTTTTGCCCCGTTCGGTCTCCGCGCTATTGCAGCCCTTGGCACGCATGGCAACGAAGTCCGCGCTTATCCGCTTCCCAACGGCGCTAACTGCCCTGACCTCGGTAAGGGGTCTCCGGTAAAGCTGTCGGGCGGCGTTATTACATCTGTTGGTACTGGTGGTGGCCCCGTTCTCGGTGTTGCTGCTGGCTTTGCTTGGATCGATCCGACCACGAAGCAACCCCAACTCAAGAACTCAATCCCCGCAGATACGTCTTCGGCTGGTCTCTATGATGGTTCCGACCGTCCTACGGCCTATGTTGTGGACAATCCGTTTGCGCTCTTCATGATTCAGGCTGATGCATCCGTTACGGCGGGCGACCTCGGTTTGAACTTTGATGTGACTGCATCCGGTGGCGATGTCAACTCTGTGTACGGTACGTCTCAGTATACTCTGGACGCATCTACCCGTACCTCTGCTGTTGGCACTGCGCTGAAGCTTGTGGGTCTGGCCAATATTCCCGATAACAACTGGGGCGATCCGTACCCCATCGTAATCGTGAAGCTGAATGGTCCGATCCTCCAGCAGGTCTCTGCGGCTTAATAGGGGGACATAGCAAATGACTATTTTAACTCGCGCACAGTTTGCGAAGCAGCTTGTTCCCGGCCTCAATGCCATCTTCGGTACGGCTTATAAGAGCATCGACAACGAACACACCCCGCTGTTTGACGTTGAGCGTTCCGACCGTTCGTTCGAAGAAGAAGTGTTGATGACGGGTTTTGGTACGGCCCCGGTCAAGTCGGAAGGCGATCAGGTGTTCTTCGACACTGCGTCTGAAGCTTGGACGAGCCGCTATACCCATGAAACCGTTGCCATGGCTTTCGCCATCACCGAAGAAGCTATCGAGGATAACCTCTATGGCACGACGGGCAAGATGAAGGCGAATGCGATGGGTCGTGCTATGGCGAATGCCAAGCAGGTGAAGGCCGCTAACGTCTTCAACAACGGCTTCTCCACCTCCTCGCTTTATGCTGGCGGTGACGGCAAGCCTCTCTTCGCTACTGACCACCCCACGCTTGCTGCTGGTACGCAGTCCAACAAGGTTAGCTCGGACTTGTCCGAAACTGCCCTTGAAGCGGCCCTTATCAACATCTCGTTGACCAAGGATGACCGTGGCCTGCTGATTGGCGCCCGCGCTGTGAGCCTGCACATTCCTCCGCAGCTTCAGTTCGTTGCTCACCGTATCCTGTTCTCCGATCTGCGGGTCGGTACGGCTGACAATGACACGAACGCTATGAAGGACATGGGCCTGTTCTCGAAGGGCTACACCGTCAACCATCGCTTCACGGACACCAACGGCTGGTTCATTCGCACTGATGTGCCGAACGGTACCAAGATGTTCATCCGTGCTCCGCTGGCTACCAAGGACGATGTGGACTTCCTGACCGGCAACATGCGCTACAAGGCTCGCGAGCGTTACAGCTTTGGCTGGTCTGATTGGCGTCAGTGGTACGGTTCCTCTGGTTCAACCTAATGGGCTGGGGACTTCGGTCCCCTTTCCTTCATCCTTCAGGAGAATCAGATGACAACTTTTAGCTTTCCTGTCAACATCGCCAACCACGAACCGGCCTCCGGTAGTGCTGTCGATCTGAAGCAGGCTCGTGTTCCAGGCCGCTACTCTGTAGTCGTTGACACCTCTAAGTCTGGCACGGCAGTGGGTGCTACTACTATCCCATTGTTTGTGGCTCCGGCTGGCTCCAACTTCTACGAATGCGTCCTCGACATCACGACCGCTTACGACAACCTCGACACCAAGATTACGGTGGGTACCTCGGCAAACCCTGCTACTCTGTATGCAGCCACTACCGTGAATACCGCAGGTCGTCGTGCTTACGCTGGTACTGGTGCCCAAGTCTCCACCAATAGCATTGTGCTGGCGGCGGATACTACGGTTCAGGCCATCGTGTCTATTGCTACTTCGACTGTGGCGGCTGGTTCCGTCATTGTTCATGTCGTGATTGGCTAACAAGTGCAGGCAGGCTCTTCCAAATGGTTGGGTCTGCCACACTTGCTTTAGGAGCTTCACATGCCCGGTATTAAGACTATCCGAGTTATTCCTTTCCAAGTGAGTACCTCGGCCACAACCACAAGCGATCCAATCGATCTCGACTACCGCTTCGACGGTTCGCCTGCTCGTTGCTTCTGGGTCCAAAAAAGTGCGGCCACAGGTCCTTCCATCTTCTTGGAAGCGGCTCCCTACGAGACTGGTCCTTGGATTGCCTTCGCTGAAATCTCAGCCGCTGTGACTACCACACTTGTACAAGTCATCTTCGATGTGCCCTATGTGCGTTCTTCGTATGCAGGCGGTGGTCCTCTCGTAACTATCTACGGAGTCGTGTAAGGGGGCAGGCCAAATGGCAACCAGCGGCGTAGCCTCCTTCGATCCCACCTTCGATGACATTCTTCAAGACGCTGCTGCCATGGTTGGTGGTGGCCCCCTTCTTGCTGACGAACTCATTAGCGCAAGGCGCGGCCTCGACTATCTCCTAACCGATCTCCAGAACCGCAACGTACTTCTCCACAAAATTGAAACTACGGTAGTTCCCGTATCTGCTTCCGTCAGTTCCCTTACCTTCGGTCCCTCCATCTCTGACGTACTCGTAGCTACTGTTCAGACCTCCACCACAGAAATGGTAATGGACCGGGACGGCTACGAACGCTGGGCAGAAATCCCTACCAAATCCGTGACTGGTCGCCCTGTTCGCTATTGGTGGGATCGCCGTCGTGAATCTAACGTAATGAATTTGTGGCCCCTGCCTGACCAGACCTACAACCTAGTTCTCACCATCCAAAAGAATACCGAAGATACGCTGCGTGCTTTCGACAACATCGATGTGCCCCGGCGTTTCCTTCCCGCCATCATCTACGGTCTTGCCTATTGGATTGGATTGCGTCGTGGCCCACGTGTCCCTGACAATCGCCTAGCCATCCTAAAAGCAGAATACGAGCGTATGGTCCGAGATGCAATGCGTGAAGATCGTGAACGAGGCTCATTCCTTCTCAGAATCGGGAGGCGGTAATGGGTTACACCTATAGCACCCTGGCAGATGACATTCAAGCGAACATGGAAGAAGATTCCGCTGAGTTCGTATCTGCGTTGCCTGCCATCATCGAGCGCGCCCAAAACTACCTTCAACGGCGGTTAGACCCGGTTCGCACCCTCACCTACACGAACATATCGGTCAGCGCATCCTCTCGGACCCTGGCACTGCCTTCCAATCTGCTCGTCCTAAAGTCAATCCAAGTTTGCGCCACTAATGGCTGGACGACTCTCTTAGAACAGAACAACGAATTTCTGACCGCATATTGGCCAGACTACACTTCATGTGCTCCTACAAAATACTATGCTCCCAAGGATAATGCAAGCATCTTTTTAGCACCGACCCCGCCTTCCAATACGACTGCCCAAATCGAATATATTCCTCGCGTCACCATTCTTAGCTCTGCTGCTCCTACCAACTACTTCTCAGAGTATGCAGACACCGCCTTTTTCAATGCTTGCATGATGTATGCCAATGCTTGGACCAAGAACGCAGCCGCAGTCACCGTTTGGAAAACCTTGACGGATGAAGAGCTTACGTTCCTCAACAATGAGTCTACGCGGTCTCGCCGTTCGGATTC